AGAGAGGAGAATAATCTAGATCCTAAATTATTAGGAAGAGTACAAGTTAGAGTGCATAATGTTCATAGCCCTGATAAGAATGATATTGCCACTGAAGATTTGCCATGGAGCTTAGTTATGGCCTCTGCCCATACCCCAGGTATATCTGGCTTAGGGCATTCAGTTTATTTAGTTAATGGTAGTACTGTAGTTGGATCTTTCATTGATGAAATGTACCAAGACTTTATGGTATTAGGCACTATGCCTACCACTAGTGCTTCAGTAGCGACCCACACCTCTAAAGGGTTTACCGATCCAGATGGAGTATTCCCTAAGCAATTAGCAGATGGTGATAATAATACTAGGGTGCGTGGTGGTTATGATCCAGATACCCTCTTTCAGGACCGAGGAAAATATCAGCCGTATTCTTCATATGCCCCACAATACCCACATAACCATGTGTATGAAACAACCGCAGGGCATCTAAAGGAATATGATGATACTTATGGGGCGGAAAGAATCCGTGAGAAGCATTCGTCAGGGACCTATTATGAAATACAACCAGATGGCACTAAGGTAGAACGAATTGAAAGAAATAATTATCAATTAGTTATTGGTGATGATACTATAGAAGTCCATGGATCCGTCAATATAATAGCAAATCAAAATGTAAATCTAGCGTGTGGTGGTAATTTAGATGCCCATGTTGGTGGTGAAATTACGGTGGTTGGAGAAATGAATGCTACAGTAAACATAGGTAACAATATCAATATTGAAGCGGGTAACGAAATTAAAATCCATGCTTATACCCATTGTCATGTTTTAGCCAATGCAGATGTTAATATTCAAGCAGGGAAATCTATGAAACTATTCGCTAAAGAGGATATCCATATTGAAGCTGAAGGCAATCTGCAATTAAAAGGTGCTAAAATCTTTTTAAATGAATAAATAGCTATATGGCAAATATAGCATATGAAAACGAATATTCAGATATAGACTTTGTTTATAAACTGAACCCAAATACCGGAGATATCTCTACTAAGAAAGGGATCAATGCGGTTAAACAGAGTGTTTTAAACATATTAAGGACTAACCATGGGGAACGTATTAATAACCCAACCTTTGGTGCTAATTTAAGGGCCTATCTGTTTGAACCTATTAATAAAATTACGGCTACGATGATATCCACTGCGATAAAACTCGCAATTACTAATAGTGAGCCTAGGGTTAATGTGTTAAATGTTAACATTAGAAGTAACCATGATCGGCATAGAATAAATATCACTTTAACCATTCAAATTATATCAACAAATCAAACGGTTGATATTGCAACAACTTTAGAGAGACTACGATAATGAGTATTGTTAATAGAACAATTAATGCATCAGAATTAGATTTTGAGGAAATGAAACGTAATCTGATTACGTATATGCAAGAGCAACCCGGAGCCTTCCAAGACTATAACTTCGAAGGTTCAGCAATGAATACAATTATTGATGTATTAACATACATCACCCATATTAATTCTATCAATGCTAACTTTGCTCTAAATGAAACATTCCTTGATACATCACAATTAAGGGAATCTGTAGTATCTCACGCTAAGCTTCTTGGCTATACTCCTAGATCTACTAAGCCATCAAGCGCTATAGTTAATATTGAAATTATTAACCCTATTAACGTCACAGCTGAGGATGGGTCAACCTTACCATTAGTAATGGATAGAGGTACACGTTTCACCACTAGTATTAATTCAGTGTCATATAGTCTTATTACAGATACTACTGAGTCTACTAATATTAATAGTGATGGAAGGTATATCTTCGAGAATGTTAAATTGATCCAAGGTAAATTAAATATCCGGTCGTATATCTATGATGAAACTGGGTTTGAGCATTACCTATTACAAGATAATTTTGTGAATACTGATACTATGATTGTAGAAGTGAAAGCATCTAATACATCGACTGAGGTAGCTACATTTGCCCATATTCCTAATATTATTGATATTAAAAGTACTTCTCCAGTATATTTCTTAGAAGAGTCTCGCGAGGGATTTTATGAGATTAAGTTTGGTGATGGCGTAATTGGTCGTAGATTAACTCCAGGTAATATTATCACAATTAACTATCTTACCGTTGGCCCTACTAATATTAATGGAGCTTCTAAATTTTCATTAGTGGATAGCATCCAAGGTAATAATGATGCTATTATTACAACAGTGAGTGATGCAAGAGGTGGCGCAGAGGCTGAGACCACTGCATCGATTAAATTTAATGCCCCTTTATCTTTTGTTGCACAAAATCGTGCAGTAACTCCAGATGACTATAAGGGTATTATTCAAAACTCATATGGTAATATTGATACATTAACTGTTTGGGGTGGTGAAGATAATATCCCACCTGATTACGGTAAGGTATATATTTCTATTAAACCATTAGATGGTTTAGTATTAACTGATACACAAAAAGCAGAGATTATTGGCGTTCATTTAAAGCCTAAGAATGTAGTATCAATCACCCCAGTCTTAGTTGATCCAAGTTATACCTTTATCAACTTAGAAGTATATTACAAGTATAATCCTAATGTAGCTTCTGCTACACAAGCTAGATTATCTGAGATCATTAGAGGGACTATGGAAGCTTATAATAATGCTAACTTAAAAGCATTTGGTGGAGTATTTAGAAACTCAAATTTATTACAAAATATCGATAATGCTGATGTATCTATTGTGTCTAATATTACGCGTATTACCATGGAACAAGTATTTACCCCTGTCTTAGGCCAACAAAGATATTACAAATTTAGTTTTAACCAACCATTTACTGCATTACATGGATCTGTTAACTACTTAACATCTAGTGAGTTTACTTATAACAATGAGATTTGTATCCTTAAAGACTACTTTGATGAAGCAGAAGCTAAGCATGTTATTAAAATCGTAAACCATAATAATAAGATATTAGAACATAATATTGGGTCTATAGACGTCCTTGTAGGTGATGTTATCTTAGAAGGATTTGCCCCTGACACTATAGTAGGTTTAACCGATGATTTAAAGATTATCACTAAACCAGCATCTAATGATATTGCTCCAATGAGAAATGAATTATTATTAATCAACTATAACAGCGCTAAGATTATAGGTGAAATTGATACTATGGTGGTTGGTGGTACAACAGCTGGAATTGATTATACAACAGTGAGTAGCTAAGATGGCTGAGAATTTCTTTAATATATCATCGTTTGTCGATGACTTAGTACCTGAACATATTGCAACGGATTATCCGGAGCTAATAGAGTTCATGAAGGTATATTGTTTATACTTAGAACATTCGAATAAATCAGGATTCTACCTGAATCAATTAGATCATCAACGTGATATCGATCTAATTGAAGCAGAGCTATTACAAGAGCTCCAGAATGAGATTGGTATACCTATTCCTAGAAGCTTTGCAGCATCCCCTCGCTTATTTTATAGACACCTAGTTGAATTCTATAAATCACGTGGTACCCCTGAATCTATTACATCATTCTTTAAATTGATTTATGATGATGATGTAGAAATATATTATCCTAAAGAGGATATGTTAATACCATCTGATGGTAAATGGATTAGTCAAGCAGCATCTATTGTAGATGATCATACTAAACACACCCCAACTTATACATTTGATATTACCACGCCTACATCTAGAGTTGAAGGGGCGGATAATAGAGGTTTCAGCCTTAAGGTTGATGATGATATAGTATTTGTTAATGGCGTTCATGTACCTACTAAAGAATGGAAAGGTGGATTCTATCAAAATGAAGATTATAGTGAATTCATAAACTATATTGATTTTGCCCAGAGAGAGTTGATAGTAGGTGATACAGTTAAAGTTTATAAGTCCGGACTATATACAACTGCAGATGGATTTGCTTCAGATAAAAAGTTTATACAAGACTCATTCTTTTATCAGAAGTTTTCATATGTACTAAAAACCGGTAAAAATATCACTGACTGGAAGAGTGCGTTTACGCGATTAATTCATCCAGCTGGATTTATGTTCTTTGGTGAAATACTTATTTTCATTGAGATGCTTAAGTCTGAATCAGGTGTAGGTGCCCATTGGATATCAAATGCATTTAATAAGTATGGCACAATCCAACCAGGTTACCAGAAAGACGGTTTACCTCGAAATGTATATATTGATATGGTATCATCCAATCCATATGCTATTGCATTGCAAGAGATTATTAGCGCATTGGGGGTCTCTAGAACGTTCGGTAAATATACATGGGGTATGGATGAAGGAACATATGTAGAAAAAGAACTACAATATGATACTATAGTCTTAGCCACTAGCGGCTTTAAAGATCATTTTAATAATACTAAATTTGTAAACTTTAGGCCTATTAATGATTATGGTCACATAACATTTGAGGATGTTATAAATAAAACTATTGGTAATACGCAACTAGGTTGCGTTATTACAGCAACATAATACATAAAGGAAGAGCATAATGCCAGCAATTATTACAAGCAAATTTAGATTAGATACCACTGAGCGCTTCGTTGACAGTATGTCTAGTAACACATATTATTTAGCTCTAGGTAGAGCTAACCCTTGGTTAGATTCAGGTGGTCTAGTTGATGATAACAATCCTACTTACCCAGAAGAAAACGATTACACTACTAATACCGCTTGGGAAAATATGTTTGCTATGAAAAAGCTATCAGGTGGTGCTACAGGTGATATTATATTTGCTACCCCTAGACATCTTTGGGTATCTGGTGTTGGTTATGCTGAGTATGATGATCGCGATGGCAATATTGAAGGGGAACAGTACTATGTTATTACTGATAATAATAACGTATTCATATGTTTAAAGTCTTCAGGCACATCTACAACAAACCCAGATTTAGCTGGTATTAATACTAGTGGTGTTATTGACAATAGTGACCTTGATGGTTATATTTGGAAATACCTATATACCGTTCCAGTAGATACTGGCTCTAAATTCTTAACGGAATCATTCATCCCAGTACAATACTTAGCTACCCAACCAGATCCTGGCTCTGATACTGCCCTACTTAATCAATACGCGGTACAGCAAAATGCTATTCCAGGGGAAATTCATAACATTAAAATTGTAGGTAGTGGCGGTACTGGTTATACAACTGCTCCAATTATTACTATTAATGGAGACGGTACAGGAGCTTCCGCTGAAGCAGAAATTAATGAGGCAGGGGCCTTAGTAAACATCAAGATTCTTAACCCAGGGGCTGGTTATAAGAAAGCAACTATTACTATTACCGGTGGTTCTGGTAGTGGTGCGGCCTTAAGACCAGTTATTGCACCTAAAGGTGGATTCGGCTCTGACCCAAGACAGGATTTAAGAGCCCATTATGTTGCCCTTAATAAAGTATTTAATGGTGATGAGAACGGTGATATCCCTTCGTCAAATGACTTTAGACAAATTTCATTAGTTAAGAATCCATTCGATTCTGATGCTAATGCAGTAGCATCTAAAAATGCTTATAATACCTGTAAGGGATTAGTAATTAGTGGTGGTTCATTTGTCCCTGACTCTGAAATTACGGGTACTGACTCTGGATCAAAGGCTATAGTGGTAGAACATGATACTACTTCAGGTATAATATATTATACTCAAAACGAAGATACAGGATTTGGAGTATTTAACCCAGATCAAGATCTAATTAGATTATCTAGTGCTACTACAGGTGGTCAAGATTTAACCGCTGTAGTTGCTCCCCCTATTGAACTATACTCAGGCGATATTGTATTTTTAGAAAATAGATCACCAGTGAGTAGAGGCTCGGACCAAATTGAAACAATCAGATTAGTCATCGCATTTTAAATTAGGAATAACAAATGGCAATTAAGTTAAATATTGAACCGTACTACGACGACTTTAATGTCCCTACAGACATTGATGGGTTAACTCCAAAAGAAAAATATAATCAGATCTTATTTAGACCTGGCCATGCTTTACAAGCTAGAGAGCTTACCCAGATGCAGTCTATATTACAGAACCAAGTGGCGTCTGTAGGTGATCATTTGTTTAAAGAAGGATCTATAATTGTTCCCGGAAGTGTACATATACACAACCGGATCGACTACTTAAAGATCACAACTGATCTTAGTCAAATTAGTACCTTAGTTGGTACTGAATTAGTTTCTGGTACTTCAATATTTAAAGTATTACACGTTATAGAAGCAATTAACGATGATCCTGTAACAATATATGGTAATTATGTATCAGGTGAAGTATTCGACGAGGGTACATCCATTACATTTGTTGACGTAGATGATAGTTCAGTTGAAGTGGTTGTTGATTCTATTGGTCATGGTTCATTAGTATCATTAGATGAAGGTATTTATTATCTTAAGAAGAACTTTGTAATTGTTAAATCTAGTACGATTATTTTATCTAAATATTCTACAGAGGTTACATACGACATAGGTTTAAAGGTAAGTGAAGAAGTTATAACTTCAGGTTCGGATGTGTCCCTTAATGATAATGCATTGGGAACTCCAAATGAATCAGCGCCGGGTGCGCACCGTTATTCTATTACCACAGAATTAGTTAAGAGAGCTATTAGTGAACCTCAAGGTAACTTCGTATTATTAGTACGAATAGAAGCTGGTATTATTACTAAACATGCTAGAGATACAGATTATGCTGTATTAGAAGATACTCTTGCTCGTAGAACCTTTGACGAATCAGGTAACTATGCGGTTAACCCATTCCCTGCGTCTATTAAGAATCATGTATCAGCTACCCCTGATGATACAAAGCTTACTATTGGTATTGAGCCATCTAAGGCGTATGTGCGTGGTTACGAAATTGAAACCCTATCAACCACTGATGTAGCGTTTGATAAAGCACGTGATTCTGATTTAGCAACTGATAAATTAGTTAATTTAAACTTTGCTAATACTATTACAGTTCTGGGTATGATAGGAATTCCTGATGTTAATACATTCGAATCAGTTGAAATACGTAGGAAGAACGCTGATGGCGACACACAAATTGGAACATGTAGGGTTAGATCTTTTGAAATCACTGGCGGTAGAACCTATAGTGAAGTAGACCCTGAGATTGGAAATATAACAGGCGTATTTAGCCTTAACATATTTGATGCTGATATTGATTTTGGAAATTGGAGTTATGATGCTAATGCAGGTGACGATGTTTATATTAAATCGTATGGCTTTGATGCTTCAGCCCCAGGCAATGGTGGCTTTGCCGGCAAAGTTATTGTTCATAGTTTAGCAGCAGATTCATTACTATTCCCTTTACCATATACTAGAATTAAATCTTGTAATTCCGAGTTAGATCCGTTAGAAGCATTAGATTTTAACTATAGTTATAGTATCATTAAAACATTCACCCCATCTCAGCAATCAGGTGGTGCTGTTACCTTTACGTGTAATACAGAAGGTGAGCACTTTGCACCATTCGATGATAGGTGGTCGCTTGTAAACACTACTGATGGTGAACATCTAACTTATATCGAATCATCTAACGTTACAATTGATGAAACTAATAATCCTCCAAAGGTAACTTTTACAGGTTTAATAGTTAGTGGTACTGATGGTACTGATGGTAAACCACTTAAATTAATAGCTCCGGTACATAGAACATTATCCCACAAACAAAAGACTCTGCATTCAGCAAATGTTATATTACCTGTTGCAACATATAACAATTATGTTAATTTAGATCATTGTGATATACAAAACGTGGTATCTATTATAGAGAATAGTCAAGATGTGACTAAACACTTCCTTATTGATAATGGCCAACGTGATACTCATTACGGCGTGGGCGCTATTAAGCGTAGACCAGATACTAACTTCACAGTAACTGGTGATTTATCAATAACATATAATTACTTTGAGCATGGTACTGGCGACTTCTTTACAGTTGATTCATATGCAGGTGAGTCTGCCTATGAAGATATTCCATCGCATAACGGCGTGGAATTAAGATCATCAGTTGACTTTAGACCACGTATGAATAATGGTGGTGGAAACTTTACTGGTAATGGTGCTTCAGTTGGATATTGCCCAATACCTGGTAGTAGTTTTACCACTGATATTCAATATTACTTAAATAGAATTGATAAAGTATACTTAGATAAAGATGGTGAATTTGCTGTCCTTAAAGGTGTATCTGATATTAATCCATCTGAGCCTGGTATACCTAAGGACTCAATGGTATTATATAACTTAAGAATTCCGGCTTATACATTAAGCCCTGGGGAAGTTGAGATTGAGTATGTTGATAATAAACGCTATACTATGCGTGATATCGGTAAACTAGAAAATAGAATTAATACCCTTGAATATTATACTGTATTATCGCTTCTTGAGAAAGAAGCGTCAGATAAGCAGATCTTAGGAGACGGTAATATCC